ACGACAGCCTGCGGGACTTCATCGAGTTCTTCCAGCAGCTGCTCGACAAGGTGCCACCTGAGTATCGGGACACGGCTGCGGTCAGCATCGATAGCTGCATGGAGTACGACAGCGCCTACTGCGCCATCGAGGTCTACTACAAGAGGCCTGAGACCGACGAAGAGATGGAGACGCGGGTGGCTAGCCTGGAGCGGGACAAAGCCAAAGCTGTGGAACGCGAGAGAGCTGAGTACGAGAGGCTGAAGAAGAGGTTCGAGGGGTGATGACAGAGAAGCCACAGCTGCCTTACAAGGTCGGCGACTACATCTCATACACAACTGGCACCGGTCACTATGTGACGATGCAGGTCGTAGAGATCATCGAGCCTGATGACGCAGATGGCTAAGCTCAGATATTTCGTCCACCCAGGCCACAGCCACTTCTGGGCGCTCAACGAAGCGGAGGCCTATTTCCTCGCGGACACGCTGATCGCAGACGGTTGGAGAGAGATGAGTGATGACTGAGGGCGATCTGATCGAAGCGGTGCAGAAGGCGGTGCGGGACGCCGGTCCATACGACGACCGTGTCCATCTTCTCGAAGGAGAAGCCAGAGCCGCTATAGCAGCTGTGCTCAGCGCCGTGATGGGTGAAGAAGTCCATGCCTAAGCCCAAGACCCCAGCGAAACGCGGTCAGCCAACTAAGTACGATCCTGCATTTATTCCCATCGTGCAGAAGCTCGTCGCGCGGGGCTTCATCAACACAGAGATAGCAGAGACGCTCGGGATCGATGAGCGCACCCTCTACAATTGGAGGCGGGAACACGAAGACTTCTGCAAAGCCCTCGAACGCTCAAGAGAGCAGATAGATGCACAGGTAGAGGCATCACTCCTCATGAAGGCAAACGGCTTTGAGCGTAAGGTGCAGAAGGCGACAGCAAGCGGCAAAGTTGTAACTGTCACCGAATACTTTCCCCCATCAGATGGCGCAATTCAGTTCTATCTGCGCAACAGAAGACCGCAGGAGTACAGAGAGCAGCGCGATGTGAACGTGAAGCACGGTGTTGAGCAAGGCTTCCTGAGCTTCCTGCAGCAGCTCGATGATAAGGCCAAGCGTGAGCGCGAGGCGGGTGAGCTGCCCCCATTGCTGGAGGCGAGGGTTATAGAGCCCATCGAAGAAATGGCAGAAATCAAGGACGAGTGCGAGGATTGTGGCCAGGAGGATTGTCTCTGCGACGAGAGCCCTGCGTAGAGTACGCAGTGCCTATCCCAATGAGATCAACGACTTAGCCAGCGTCGCGCGGTACATCGCACCAAGTAGGCAGATCGGCACGCACAGAAGGCCCAGGACGGGCATAAGGGCATGAGGGCCTGCATCCTACCTAGACCAGGGCTTAGGCCCGCCAGCGACGAGCTGTGCCAGCCTGTAGGGGCAAACAGGGAACGGATAGGGAACAAAACGGGAACACCATAGGGGCCCACCTCTGACACCCTCCACCCCCACCCCCCCCCGGCCATCGAGCATGGGGGGTCACAGTGTCTATCGATGTCGGGCCCCACACGCTCCGCTCACGCCCGCTCTGTCAGAAAAATGCGCAGAAAATTTCACGAGGTGAGGGTTCATGAAGCTGTCCGAAACCTGCCGCGTGTGCGGCTCGAACAGATGGTGCGGACGGCCATGCGCGAATGCGCCCGCGCCTGCGGAGCCTGCAACTGTTGAGCGGTCTAACACCGTTAGACCAACCGACACCAGGTTCGACAAAAAAACGTATCAACGCGACTACATGCGCAAGCGACGCGCGGAGAAAAATTTATGACGTCTGAGCCAGAGCAGAAGGTTGATGCGGCGTTCAAGCCCGCGTGGTGGGACGCGCTGCAGAGATCGACAAACAACCCCCTCGTTTTTGTACGCGAGGTTCTGGGTGTCGAGCCCCGGCCTTGGCAGGCGAGGGCGCTGCAAGCTGTCGGCGCGAAGGACCGCGTCTCGATCAGGTCGGGCCACGGCATCGGCAAGACGACGCTGCTCGCGTGGTTGGTTCTTTGGTTCCTCTGTACGCGGAGACGCGCCAAGGTTCCGGTGTGCGCCAACTCGCAAGACCAGCTCAGGGATACGATCTGGCCGGAAATCGCGCGGTGGCATCAGAAGCTGCCAGAGACGCTTAAAAATCTTTACGAGGTGCAGCAGGAGCGCGTGGTTCTCGTTGCTGACCCCAAGGCCTGCTACTCCGTGGCAAGGACGGCCTCAAAGGAGAACCCCGAGGCGCTGCAGGGCTTCCACGAAGACAACCTCATGTTCTTGTTCGACGAGGCGTCGGGTATCCCCGACATCGTCTTCGAGGTGGGCATGGGTGCGCTCTCGACGCCGGGTGCCAAGGTCGTGATGACCGGCAACCCGACGCGGAACAGCGGCATGCTGTTTGACAGCCACCACCGGCTTCGCGAGCGGTGGCACTGCATGCACGTCAGCTGCCTCACTGTGCCAGAGGCGCAAGGACACATCGATGACATCAAATCGAAATACGGCGACAACTCGAACGCTTGGCGGGTCCGCGTCCTCGGCGAGTTCCCAACAGCAGACGACGAAACGATCATCCCGCTTGAACTCGTCAGGGCGGCTGTCAACAGAGACGTCGCGACCCTCGACTACTATCCCGTCTGGGGCCTCGACGTCGCCCGCTTCGGAGACGACAGAACGGCGCTCGCTAAGCGGCAGCAAAACAAACTTCTGGAGCCGGTGAAGTCGCGGCAGAACTACGACACCATCCAGGTGGTGGGCTGGCTGAAGAACGAATACCTCGGCACCGAGGAGTACCTGCGCCCGAGTGCGATCATGATCGACGCCATCGGCATCGGTGCCGGTGTCTACGACCTCGCGAAACTCGAACGGCTGCCGGTGCGCGCCGTCAACGTCGGCGAGGCTGCGCCATCACGCGACAACTGCATGCGGCTCCGCGACGAGCTTTGGTACAAGGGTCGGGAGTGGTTTCAGGAGCGGATATGTTCGATCCCCGACGACGAAGACCTGATCACCGAGCTGACGACGCCGACGTACACCTTCAGCGTCACCGGCAAGATCATCGTCGAGCGCAAGGACGATATGAAGAAGAGGGGGCTGCGCTCTCCCGACTTGGCCGACGCTTTTCTGCTGACCTTTGCTGGTGGATTGAAGCGCCGCTCTGAGCGCAAGAAGTTCAACATCTGGAGCGGAAGGGGCGGCGGCGGGCCGACTGCGTGGTCGTCATGACCGAGCTGGCACCGCTGACTGAGTACGCAGAATACATTCGCTGGGTGGCGACACACAAGGCTCCGCAGATCAACAACATGCCGGTGTGCCCATACGCCAAGCGCAATGTCGAGAAGGGCCGGGTGATGTTCGAGGTGTTTGAGCTGACCCACGACGCTCTGTTCGACCGCGTAAAGAAGCTGCTGGCATCTGACGACCTCGACCTGATCACCTGCATTGAGCCCACGAAGGATCGCCTGTCGCACGACGATGTGGTCGAGCTGGCTGGTGAAGTCAACAAGGAGTTCTTGAGATCATCGCTGGTGCATGGCGTTTCGCTGCATCCCGATGACCCATTCGAGCTGGATGGTCTGTTTACGCGCCGCGCGCCGCATCCAACCGTGCAGCTGATGAAGTGGGAAGTGGGCACCGAGACGCACGAGAAGCTGCTGCCGACCGGCTACTACAAACACTGGACCGAGGAGCACGACCGCATGACATTTCCAGGACTGACCCTCGATGAGGTGCCGTCGTGACCGAGCTGGTGGACGAGATCACGATCAAGATCAGCATCTACCCCGACCGAGCGCCGTTCAAGTACGCATCTCCAATCGAGAAGTTGCGTGACTTCGTTAAGACGCGCCTCGGGGCATTCGGACCATTCGTGCTCGACCGTGGCGCGGGCAAGATCACAATGGAGCACGGAGCTGTAGAGCTTGAGTGGTCGAACACGGGGCAGCAAGAGATACCGGAGCTGAGTGGGGGAGACAACTGATGCGCGACGAAGAGTGGAACCGCATGTTCGAGCAGGCTGAGAATAGGACGCTGCGTGGCGCTCTGACACTCGGCGCTGCCTTGGCGGTCATGTTGCTCCTGCTCGCACTTGTCGGCGGCATCTGATGGGGACGGCGTTGGCGCTGCCCCATGAGCAACCAAGAGCCTACAGCTACACACCGAAGGGCAAGCCTCACATCCGCGTGCTGCATGTGCCCTACTACTACACCCAGCTCGGCAACGTGAACATCGAGGTGTTCTCGATGCCGCAGGGCTGCCAGCTCCTCGATTGGGCTCTCGATCTTGCTCGCAATGAGTGGATTTTCGTTGTAGACGTGAGCAAAGAAGAGCTGGACGACAAGTGTGAATTTGATCACAATTTTGACTTCAGAAGCATGATGCGTTCGGGGTCAGGGGCATAACCACAGATTTGATCGCACCGTAGGGTGCGCCAGGACGCCCGGCAAAGCTGGGCTCACGCTGCCGCCTCACCAGCGTCCAGCGCCGGGCGTCCACATTTTTTAGGAGACTGCCATGTCACACTTCTACGGGTTTCCAGTAGCTGACGTCGTCGATGTGACGCTGTCTGCCGACACCGCCATCCTCGCCGACAACGATGTCATCGCCGCGCCGCAGGAGGTGGTTGGCTTCTTCCGCGTTCCAGGTGGCACGGTCAAGCTGCACAGCGTCTACCTGCTCGACGGCGACGACCAGAACCAGGACATCGACATCTTCTTCCTGAATGCAGCTGGCAACATCGGTGCCGAGAACGCTGCCTACTCGCCGGATGACACCAACGCCGCGATGATCCTCGGCTACGTCTCTCTGCTGGCTGCCTCGCACTTCACCGACAACATCAACTCGCGCAGCGCCTACCTCGGCAACATCAACCTCATGCTCAAGGCTGCCGACACGACCAGCATATGGGTCGCCGCCGTCTGCCGCTCTGGCACGCCGACGTACACCGCAGCTGGGTTGAAGCTGAAGCTGGGTATCGAACGCTACTAACAACCAACCAAGTGAGGAGAAGAGAATGCAGCTGACATCGAGGGAACAGGCGCTGCTTACCGTGGCGCTCGACGGCTACATCACCTGCAAAGCTAAGGTCGCAGGTTTCTGGGATGGCGCGACCGAGGAGATGTGGCAGGAGCTGTATGACATCGTGATCTGTGCCGACATCGACGACGTCGGCGAGGAGTACGACCCCTCTCTGGACTACGACAGCGAAGAGCTGGAGTGGGACGTCGGCCTGATCAACGCCTTCGCGCTCGACATGGCAGACGCCGAGGACAACGACGACAAGCGGGATTGTGTCGAAGCCTACGTCGAGTGCATGGGCGACGAATTGGCGTGGCAGCTCTATCACGCCCTGAACAACCGCTTCGACGCTGAGTTCGAGCGTCAGGCGGAAGAGATGCAGTCCGAGTGGTTGCGGGAGCAGAGCGCTCAGCTCGACATCGAAGACGCGATCAGGGGCGTCAACTCGTTCCACGACGTCAACGTCGATGTGGCAACTCAGTCCGACGCGGCGGCGTAGCATGGACACCGAGAAGCTGGTCGCGATCATCATGAACCAGCAGGCGCTGATCCGCATGTATCTCATGGGGCAGAGGGGGAACTAGCAATGACGATGGTCGGACGGTGGTGGGGCAAAGTTTGGACTTGGATTACCGGCCCGTCGTTCGACGATGACGTCGAGAAGGTACGGCTGGCGACGGTGCGCTGCTGCGGGTTCTTGCCCACGGTTGGCTCCGTCGCAGCCATCCTCTCTGCAGGCAACCCCAGCGTGCTCGGCGTCACTGCCGTCGCCGCTGCGATCTGCGAGGTGGTGAAGGCACATAAGTGGACGCTCGTGCAAGCGGGTGGCCCGCCGACGCTCAACGGCATCGTCATCGAGGGAGACTGGGTGAAGTGAGCGATCACGACCCATTCATCATTAGGCAGTGCGAGCTTGAGGCCAAGCTCGACGATCTTAATCGCGCCTACGACGCCCAAGTCAACGTCGTGAAGGCGCAGCGGAACCGCATCGCGCGCCTTGAGAGAGCGCTGCGCGATCTGAGAGAGAAGCTGTGTGACATCCTCATAGAGGAGGGACTGATATGACAGACGAAGTGAAGACTGAAGAGCCCAAGGCTCCCGAAGACAAGAAAGAAGGCTGGTATCCCGGTAAGGGCGTCGAGGCTGTCGGCGGCGCTGTCGCGGACAATCCCGGTGGAGCTGTTGGCGGTGGTCTCATTGGCACGCTCATCTGCCCCGGCCTCGGCACCGTGATCGGCGTCGGCGTCGGCGCGTGGGTGTCGAAGAAGCGCAAGGAGCGCAACGAGCGTCTCGCCGCGATACGCGCTGGAACGGTGAAACCCTAATGATGGAGATCATAGGCTGGGTAGTAGCAGCAGCGCTGTTCCTGTCGCCGATCATCGTTACCGGCTTGCTGATCCTGTGGGGGGCTCATTGAAGCACAACATTATCTGCTCGGTCATTTCGGCCATCGCCTTTGCGGCTGCGTTCACTGGAGCGCAGCTGTTTCTTTCTCACTACGGCTCACCGTCCCGCTGCGTTCTGACGTGGGAGCAACCTGATCAAGTCTACCCTCTGTCGCAAGAGGAAGAGGACGAGAACAAATGAGCGGCATCAACGACATCAAGAACGCATTCGCCAAGGCTGCGCCAGGCATCGACCTGCGGGCTGTCCGCATGCGCTACGAAGGTAACGAGACGGTGTTGGAGTTCGACATCTGCCGTGCCGATGGTGCGAAGCAGACCGTCGAGGAGCG